CATCTCTTGAATGGAATACTCGTCCGGGGTGTAGACGCCCGTGGAGATGCGAAGACTCGCGACTTCCATGGCCTCCTTCATCCGCTCCCCGGCAATCTCTACCAACTCCTCCGGAAGATACATGACCTCCGTTGCGTAGGGAGGCATGGTCTGCGTGAACACGAACGGCATCCGGTGCCACTCAAGGCCGATGGCCATGGCACCCTTGACGTACAGCCACTCCTGTTCGTAGTAGCCATAGTCTGCCGCCGAGTTGTAAATGCGATCCCAAGTCGAGCTTGTCGACTTCAAGTCCCACCACATGGTCGGCAGGCATCCGTCCGGGCGTACCTTCACGCGGTGCCCGTCGATCTCAAAGAACACGCTGACCTGCGTCTCGGTCGACATCTCGACCAAGTCCCGAGCAGCCTTGTGAGCCATGAGGGACTCGACCATCGACCGAAGCTGGAACTCGTCATCAGCACTGACAACGATGCCGTTCTGGTTGGACTTCCATTCGTCGTACGCCTTGCCTCGACGGTGTCCCTGCTTGGTCAGGACTTCCGCCGGGGGTGTGAAGATCATGTCGTCGATCGACCGGCCTTGGATGATGCCCTCGACCACGCGGTCAAAGCGGGTGCCGACCGTGAGGGAGTTGGTCTGCGGGACAAGCTGATGCCCCAGGTCCATCCACTGCTGGGCCCTGGCCCCGTGCTTGTAGACGGCAGACAGGTAGGACCGGCTGAAGAAGTCGTTGTGCGAGCGGTAGTCATCGCCGCTCATGCCAACAAACTTGACTGGCAGTTCCATGCCATCCTCCTGCGGGGGTCGTCGCGTCATGTGCGACGGGGGCGAAGTGTACTCGCCAGCGCAGGGAGGTCAATACCACAATCCGAAAAATCTTAGGGCATCCTCAAACCCATTGCGGCTGCTGGGTTTAGAGCGGCTTCCGCCTTCTCTCGGAGGCGGGCCTTCTTGGACGCTTCCGACTGGATGACCTTGTAGAGCAGGTACATCCGACGCTGTTCGGGCGGCATCTTCAGCAGGGCCTCGTCGGGGACCGTGATGTTTTCGTACGTGCGAACACCGGCAGTCGAGGACAGGAGTTCATTGAGCGTGTTGCGAGCGGCCAGTTGCTTGGTGCGTTCCTGGTCAACGTCTTGCAGCTTGATGCCCAGGAGCGTGTTGACCGCAAGCTTGGTGGCCCGCTCGGCTGGGGTCAGACGATCGTCAGTGAGTTGTCGGATGACGCCAATGGCCCGCGAGCCGCCAGGAGCATTGAGTGCGATCTGCTCGATGGTGCGTCCGGGCGTGCCGAGGGTCTGCTCAAGCATCGAGTACAGGTCTGACAACTGACGACCCGAATAGAACTGGCGGTTGGAGACCATCTCCAATATGCCCTTGAGCAGCGGGTTGCTTTGGCCAAGGATGTTGGACGCCGTCTTCTGGGCACCGGAAGAGAACTTGTCCCACGTGGTGTTGCCCACCCCAGGGGTAATGAGGTTGACGGCACTCTCATACGGCAGGTCGATGTTGGTGACGAACCGCTGAAGTGGGCTGCCTTCTGGCAATCCCAGGCCGGGGAAGCCGGACGGGAGCGGGATGCTTGCAGACTGACGGAGGTACTCGGGCGTGAAGAAGTCTTCGTTCGGCTCCGTGGCACGGTTGATCGTGCGAACCGACAGGCCGGTCAAGCCCGTTGGGTTGTTGAGGACTTCGTCTGCGATGAAGGGCGTGATCCCCTTGGTGTAGCTGTAGAAGGGGAACAGTCGCTTGAGGACGTCTCGCTCAAAGGATGTGAACGCGGTGGGCTTGTAGTTCACCTGCGTCAGATTGGCCATCGCCGCCGCCTGGGATGGCGAGTCGCCGCGAAGGATACCTTCCAGGTACGTGCCGTACCGGTTCATCGAGTCCGTGGTTTCGGCGGCACGATCGCCAAGGTCCATGAGCGGATTGCGGTTGCCGCCCGACCCTCGCGTTGCGAATGGCGAGAAGTCGCCAAGGAACGGGTTCCACGTATCCCGGCCAAACCCCTCGCCAACGAACGCCTGCTTCCATGTGCGGTCTGGGTTGTAGACCTTCCGCTTCAAGCTGCCCCACTCTGGACGGCTGGCACCTGGGTACGGCTCGTCAAGCAACGCTCCACCGGCTCCTCGGGCAAGCTCGTCCGTCGCGGTGCTGGTAGACATTCCAGCACCGGCAGACTCGACCAAGAACTTCTTGACACGTGCTGCGGGATTTTCAAGGTGCCTGTAACCAGGGGCATCGGCCAGAATCTTGCCGAGCCGTTCATAGTCCCCCTCGCGAATCTGCTTGCCAGCAAGCCACGATGATGGGTTGAATCTTCCCTTCGCCGCGGCCGCAAATGCACCCGAGTACAGGTCGCGGAAGTAGCGGGCGGGCCACAAGAGAGCCAGCGTCTTGAACGACGAAGTGTAGTCGTCGTACGGCTTGAGCAGGTCGTCGCCGCCAGGGCTGGTGGCACCCCGCTTGACATGCCCAGCCCAGTCGTCGATGAGGCTGGTGGGGAAGGCGACCTTGTTCAGAGCCTGCTCTTGGTGAGCGAGAATCTCGGCCGCACGTTCCGCTCCGTCCATCGCCGGATTGCCGGGCGGCAGGTCGTCCAGGCCAATGCCGAACTTCTTGGCGTACGCCTTGCGGAAGATGGCTGGATCAAACTTCAGCAGGCGAGCCACTTCGTCGATGCCGTAGACCTGCCCGCCCGGAACGAACTCAGGCGACTGGCCGATCTGGTGTTCCCGCATGAGGTTCAGCAGGAACTCGCCGTTTACCTCCGTTCCAGCACGCTTCGACACGTAGTTCTGGAGTTCGTTCCACGGGTTGTTGCCGAACAGCGGGACGCCCTTGCGTGCGTGCTGCGGGTCCAACTGACGCATGAGGTCGGACAGTTGCACGTACAGCGAGTTCTTGTACGTCGCCCGAGCCTCGGCTTGAATCTGCTCCCTCAGAGAGTTCATCTCTCCAGACAGACGCAGCTTGTCGGCCTCGCCTGCCCAGCCGTCTGGCACGGCTCGCAACTCTTCGGTGAGAGCGGCCATTCGCTGGACGAGCGGATGTTCTTTCGGCAGGCTCGGGACGTCGTACAGGAACTTGCCTGTCTCTTCGTCGGTCTCGTCCACCCACTTGTAGATGTCGTCGTCCAGGGTGGAGTACCGCATCCTCTCGCCGGTCGCGGGGTTGATCTCCCCCACCCAGTCGCGAATGACCTTCTGCACCTCGGCGTCCGGAGTGGCACGAAGCACCTCTGCGAGCGCCTTGCGGGCCCCCGTCATGGAAGGCGGCAATGGCGTGGACGAGCGAACCAATGCAGGGTCGAGCGGAGTGAGTTCGCCGCCACTGCCGATCAGGGACATCGAGCCATCGGCTTCGCGGATGACGTCTGCCGTCGCTCCTGTGCTGAGCGTGACTCGGTGCGTCGGTGCCGTGGTGTCGAGGACGCCTTCGAACCCCTTGTCCAGCGACATCTGGTTGGCGATGTCGGTCCCGCCAAACATGTCCATGTAGTCGGCGCGCGACAGGGAGGAAGTGTCCCTGGTTGCCGCCCGCTGGAAGCCTCGCTGCCACGCGTTCTTTTGGTATGGGTTCGGAACCGGCGAGCCCTCGGGCCACACCGGCACCTCCGCGATGTCGAAGCGAGTCTGCTGTCGGGGGTAGAACTTTGAGCCAGCCTTGGATTGCCACTTGGTGAACTTCAGGCCAAGCTCGGCTGCACGCTCGGGAGCCTCTTCGAAAATCCTGCGAGCCTCCTTGACCAGCCGATCGTTGGCGGTGCCCTCCGCAAACAGGGCACGGATCGGATGGTCCGCAGGCAGGAAGTCGTTGAACTCCGGAGTGTCGTTGATGGCGTTGAGGAAGTAGCGTGCGTACTCCGGGCTGCTCTGAACGACGCCAGCTTGGGTGATGTCGTTCTGGGCTTCCAACATGTACCGGGCCAGCCGTTCGCGTCCTTCCTTGGTCGCGGACTCCTGCATGCCGAACAGGCGTCGGGCTTGGTCCTGTCCCTTGGCGGTGATGAAGTCCATGACCCGTGGATCAAAGACCTTCGCGGCCGTCCGAACTGCCCTGCCCAGGTACGGGGCCTGCCGAATACCCTCTGCTGTCTCGTCACCGAACTTGGCAGCCCAGTCACCGACCTTCTCGCCAAACAGATCGAAGGCGTCCTTGTGGCTCCAGGGAGACCCCCAACTGTTCATGCGGGCCAGGGGTTGATTGAGAAGCTCCTGGTAGTCGAGGCCCTCTCGGTCGGCAAGTTCCTTGAACCGGTTGGCCACGCGAGACCGCTGGGTCTCGACCATGTTCAGCGTGTCATCTGCATAGTTCGGCAGCTTGACGGTATCGTCCAGCATCTCCAAGACGGAGGCTGGAGTGTTCTGCCGGGCGAACTGCCGGGGCAGCCCCTTGGCGATCTGGGCGGCGTCCGGGGCACCAGCGGCAGTTGCCTTGGCCACCTCCGCAAGTCGGGCAAGCTCGTCGACGTTGTCGAGCCCGCCCGCCGCACGCAGCAACCGGCCCGATGCCGTCGTGGCCCCACGGCCCAGGATTTGAGAAGCACCGAGCGTGAGGTACGACAGCGGGTCCAGGAGCAACTCAGTGCCGATCCCGCCCGCGAAGTTCGTCCACGTGTCTTCGCTGCCAGCAAGGCCGTACTGGCGAGCAAGATCACGACCCGACACCCGGTCCTCGCTGGTGTCCCAAAGGGCAGACAGACCCTTCATAGGCCCGCCAGAGAGCGTGCCTCGGACAACTGACCCTGGGGTGTCGAGCAACCAGCCTAGACCGGCGATGCCGCTTGACCCGACTTCGGAGAGCTTCCGAAGCATGGTCTTCTTCTCCTCCTCTGGGAGAAGGTCGGCAAGAAGCTCTCGTCGCCTGCGAAACTCGCCGGTTGCCGGGTCGAACTCCAGTGGCTCATAGCCAGCGTCACCACCAGCGGAACCGTAGAGGTCATAGAGTGGTGAACGTGCCATGCCTTACATGTCTCTCTGCCAGTTGTCGGGAAGGTCGGGTCGCCCTGGCATCGCCGGTTGGGCACCGCCTCCCAGGTACTCCTGCACAAGCTGCGATCGCAGAGCCGGGTCCGTGACGCCCATCATCTCAAGGCTTTGGTTCATGGACTCAATCGCCTTGTCGTTGACCCCAAACCACTGGCCTCCAGCCTTGCGGGCGTCTGCCGCAAGCTTCTGCAAAGCGTCCCTCGCAGGCTGCACGCGGAACTTACCGGTGGCCAATGCCTCCGCGGCACCTGGGATTCCAATAACCGCATCTCGCCTTTGGTATTCCGCTAACTTCGTGGTGGTGGCAGCCGCTTCACCCTTGACCTTTGTTTCCTGCCTGACAGCCGCGTCAGTGGCAGTCTCTGGCTTGGGCGTGTTGTAAAGTTCTTCGGCTTGCTTGCGGTCAGCCTTGGCGTTTTCTGTCATGGCGTTGACCTTCAGCCAGTCGATGAACGCACCCATGCCTTGACCAGCAAGGGTGGCCAGGGCAGACGGGTAGGCGGCGCTGACCTGCCCGTTGGCCATGATGGTCTTTTGACGCTCCTGGCTTTCTCGCTCCAGGCGAGCCTGCTCTGCCAGGACCTCCTTCTCCATCTTCGCCTTCTCATAATCCGCATCGGCTCGCTGCTTCTGTGCGGCCATCTCACGTGGGCTTGGGCCAGCCTTGTCGCCGCTGGCACGAACAGCCAGCGAATACGCTTGGTCTGCCGGGTCCTGCATGCCGAAGAGGTTGCTTTCTCGTCGCGGGTTCCGCAGCGAGGTCATCGCCGCCCGCGAGACGTTCCCCCTACGCTTAGCCTCGTCAGAGTTTCGTGCCTGGGCACCCAGGTCGATGACGGGCTGCATGGCCTGACGAGGAGACAGGTCCTTGGCCACGCCCTCCTTGTACATGGCCCGAGCTTCCTCAACCGAGATGCCAGCCTTCTGGGCAAGGTTTGCGATCAGCATGTTGAACCGCGAGCCAGTCGGGTCGTCGTAGGCAGAAGCCGTGGCGATGGGCTTCGGCTTGGACTTGACCACGGGTTCGGGCGTGATCTGCTGCTCGACGGCCGCGAGGTTGTCGGACGGGAGAACGGCGTCAGACTTCTTCTGTTGTGCCTGGGGCTTCGGCAATCCGTCAGCCATGGCCTGCATACGCAGGTTGGATTCCTGCTGCCGTTGGACTTCCTCCATGTGGGCAAGGTCTTGGTCGCTTGCCATGGCGGCGAGGCGGTTGTCTTCGGCCCGGCTTTGCGCTTTGATGGGAGCAAGGACCTTGGATGCGGCGGTTTGAACACGAGCATCGCCTTCCGACGCGGGCACGGCCGTGCCGTACAGCATGTTCGCGTTGTGGTTCAACTGCTGCAACGCTTCGTAATCCGCCGCCGCCTTGGCTCGCTGCTCTGGGGTGACCTCGGCTCCTGGGTTAGACGCCATGTAGCTCGGCTGCTCGTCGGGCACAGCGGCAATGGCCGGAACGGCAGCCGCAAGGTCAGCCGTGGTCGCCCCAGAAGCCCGGCTCATGTCCTTGGAAAGATTGTTGAGCGCAGCGGCACCAGCCCCGACGCCAGCAGCAACGCCAGCGGGACCACCCCACTTGGCCGCTACGCCCCTCGCGGCATCGAGAGCATTGCCAATCTGCTCTCGCATTTGCATCTGGCCTTGAAGGATTTGACGCGCCCGGTTTGCTTCGACAACGCGGTCAGCGATCACCGATCGACGAAGGTCCGTCATGGGGCCTGTCTGATTCTGCAAGCCATCAAACCGCCCGGACATGAAAGCCAGTTCCCTGGCCTTGTCAGCGTCGACTTGCTCTGCGATTTCGGCGTTGTTGAGGACCGGCCGATTCAACTGGACGCTTCTTGGGTTGACGGGCACAACCCCGCCGCTGGCGTCTTGGGCAATCGCCTCCAACTGACGAGCCATGTCTGCGTTAGAAGCTTCCTCCGCGGCTGCTTGGGCTTGACGAACGTAGTCACTGCCAAGCGTTCCACTCGCGTCCGCTACAGAAGGCGACTGGTCAGGAAGGCGAAAGACCGCCGGTCTCTTGGGGGCAGCCTGCCCGCCGATGCCAAGTCGAGCCAGAAGCGACTCAAGATACCCGGCGGGAGCCGGTGCGGAAGGAGGTGCCACAACCGCCGGGAGGCTTTCTGCCACATCGCCAGCAGCCTGTGCAGAGCCGCTCCAGCCAAGACCACCAATGCCCTGGGTGGCTGGGGTTTGCGGAGTCGCGACAACGGGGGCAGGCATGGCCGGTCCACGGCCGAATGAACCAGCACCAGTTGGTGGCGGCACTGGAATCTGTGCGGCGGCACTCGGCAAGCCAGCAGCAACGTCAGCCGTGACCTCGTCGGCGGGGTTCTGCCCCAGACGAAGGAACATCCGAATGACGTCGAGGGTCTCGTCGCCCGCTCGCTCGGCACTGCGGACGAGCTTGTTGAGGGGATTAGCCACGCTTCGACTCCTTGCGATTCATCGAGGGCTTCTTCTCAGCAGCGTCCTCAAGGTCAGGCCCATCGTCGGGCTCGACTTCGGGAGCATTGGCCTTGCCGTGCATCTGCTCATGCAGGTCAGCAAGGTCGTTCTTCTGGGGTGGCTTCTGCCCCTTGGCGGAGAGCTTCTGGAGGATGCTCTGTTCGTCTCCGTCCTTGGCCGTGAGCAACTGCTTCACCAACCGCTTGAGGGCGGCGTTGGTCAGGTCTTCCAGATCAAGATTCAGGTGTGCCAAGGGTCCAGCCCTCCCAGTATTCTTCGTCATCCCAGTCGATGTTGAACTCAACGCATGAGTGTGCCAAGGATTCCGATCCCCGCTTGCATGTTGCTCATCCGGTTCATGGCTTGTTGGTAAGCGTTCTGCTGGGCCAGACCATTGAGGGCCTGCCCGAACTGCTCTTGCCCGCCAGCGAACTGGAGGGCGGTGTTGGCGGCGTTGCTGCGTGCCTGCTGGTAATTGCCGTACGCCTGGGAAATCCCGTCAACGAGATTCTTGCTGGCGTCGATTCCGGCCTGGGCCCGCGAGCCCGCACCACGCGAAAGACCCGGCCGGTCGTATTGCTTGAGCGTAAACCTCGGGTCAGCCGAAGCCTGGGCGTTGGCCATGTCATTGGCGAACACCTTGTCTTGGGCCGTGATTCGCGGCTGCGGCTGGTAGATGTTCCAGTTCATCGGTACACGTTCGCGAGGAGGGAGCTAAGGATTCCCAGGCGATTGGTCGCCAACTGCTGCTGGTTCTGCATGCCCTGGTTCTGCTGCGTCAGGCCACCAAGCACAAGGTTGCGGGCCTGCTCCTGTTGCTGAAGGCTGTAGTTGGCGTTGGACTGCTCGGCCGCAAGCTGCTGTCGAGCCTGGGCACCCTGGCCCATCGAGCGAACGATGTCCTCGTTGGCACCTGGGTACTGGTACGGCGACACGACCTTCGGCATCTGCACGCCGGGAGGATCGTTCGGCAGTCGAGACTGATACCACGCCATTGCTTTCCTCACAGATACCGGTAGGAAGAACCACGGCCACCCATGAAGTCAGTGACGTTGGCCATCCACGGCATGTCACCGAGCCAGTTCTTGTTGCCGAGAGAGTTCTTCCACAACTGGCCAAGCTGATTCCCGACGTTGGCATAACCCTGGTCAAGCCCTTGCTGCATCCCAAGGTTGCCACGCATGAAGTCCTGGTATCCGCCGTTCACCGACTGGGCGTAACCCGAGTAGTCAGACGGGCTGTCGGACGCGTAGAACTGACTCATGCCACGACCCGACTCGCCAAGGTTCTGGCTGCCGAGAGTAAGCAACCCCGAGAGGGCCTGGCCAAGCATCTGGCTCGGCTGCCCCCGCGAGGTGGAGTGCTGGGCGTCAAGCCGTCCCATTGCATCAGCGTTCCCGTAGGCAAGCTGCTGCGGGATGGCATCGGAGTTCAATGACGCCAGGGTGGCGTTCAAGCCACCGAATGTCGGGTTGACAATCTGGTCAAGCTGACCCGGAGTCGTCGTGCGGGTAGCACTGATCGACATCGGGTCCATGTTCATCTGGCCACCGTACCCGCCCTGGGCAAGAAGGCCGTCGAGCCCGTAGGCCGAGTAGTCCGGTGCGTAGCTGCTGCCACCGCCGCTCATGTTGAAGTTGAGGTTCCCAGCCACCGACGAGGCCCCGAGTCCGGTTCCCGCCTTGGAGTAGGAATCCCCGACGCCAGCCAGGGCTTGGTTGCGGGACTGGCCGAACTGAGAGACAGCCGCTTGGTTGGCAGCCATCATGTCTGCCAGAGCCTTGTTGTAGGCCGTCTGGTTGGAAGCCCATGCCCCGAGTGCGGACCCGGCTGCCGAGCCATAGGCCCCCAGGGCAGCGGACCCCATATTCCCGATGGCCCCCTGGCGAGCCGCCTCGGCCATCCCAGTGGCAGAGTTCCGGGCACCCCGCTCCTGGGCCTGTGCGTTGGCAATGTTCCCCATGGCACCAGCCTGGGCCCCGTAGGCGCTGGCACCGGCGTTGGCCAAACCCGTCAGGGCCTGCCCGTAGCCTCCGTACGCACCGGTGTAGTTCTGGCCGAACACGCCCGGCTGGGCAGCCTTGACCTGCTTGGTGGCAGCTTCCTGGGGGGTGTTGCCAAACCCACCCCACATCGTTGACGTAAATCCCATGTGCGGTTCTCCTACCTTCTAGTGTCCGGGGGGAGGCCCGGAATCACCGATTGGGCTTGAGGAAGGTCTTGGTCACGTACGTGGGCTTGAGCCCCAGGGTCTCCCAAATCCCCACGGAAGTGCCGGATTTGGCCCCAATCCCGATCTTGACGTCCGACACGTAGTTGATCGTCGTCGTCGCAAGCTGAAGCTGGCAGGTCTCCGTATTGAACGTCACCCCCGTCAGAACCTCCGCACTGCCCTTCGTGAGTGTCAGCTTGATCGTGCGGTGGACGGCATTGATGTCGGCGTCCGTGATGAACCGGACCGTCTCGGACGGGTAGCCAATCTTCCCCTGGCCACCGCCACCAGGAGGGTCGATGGGCTCGATGGTTCCTGGGTCACCTGGGGGCCCAGGCTCTCCTCGCTCGCCGTCTCGGCCATCGGTGCCGTCCCTGCCCGGCTGGTTGATGCCACCGTTGATCGTGATGTTCTGGACGGTGATGTTCTGGAAGTTCGTGTCGCCGCCGATGTTGGTGGTGTCGCCGCCGTAGAAGTTGTTCGTGTTGAAGGTGTTGTCGGTCGGGAAGTAGAACTGCGACCCTTCGTAGTTCACGGAGTTCCAGTCGCCAGCACGGAAGCCTGGGATGTCAGCGAACACATCCGATCCGGCGGTCGGGAGGATTTCGTTGTACTTGCTGCTGGACCAGTTCTGGCCCGTGTAGACCCCCCGGCGGTTGCCGAAGATCGTGGGCTGGATGTTCAGCGAGCCGCGGTGCGTCAATGGCTGGACACAGTTCCCAAGAGCCTGAGTCAAGCTCTTGATCGTCTGGTCCGGGAGCGAAGTCCCGAGAGCCTGGATGATCGACGGGACTGCCTGTGTCAGCATTTACTGGACTCCCGCCACGGTCATGTCGTACAAAGCCACGGCGTCGGAGGACTGGCTGCCGTCCAGGGCGATGGCCACATGACGATCGGCACCACTGGATCGAGGATCGCGGTGGCCAGAGAACATTGCCGCCGCAACCCCAGTCGCCTCGCCCAGTGCAGAGCGGGTTTTCTTGAGGTTGAGCACAGCCCCGTTTGTGTCTGCCACAAATCCGCCTCCCCTCTCGACTCGGATCGCGTTTGGCCGGGCGGTCGAGGAGTTGTTGTAGTGCAGGTTCATGGTCAGCGAGCAGTCGCTGGTCGTCGGGGCGAATGTGATCTCGACGGTTCGCGGAGTGCTTCCTGCGGCCAAGGGCAGGTTGCCAGTGCGAACCTGGAACGGGATGGCCGCTCCGTTGTCGTTCACGCCGGTCGTCTTGATGAACTTGCCTGACGCCGTGGCCAGCAAGTCCTCTCGACGGCCACCCATCGACACCGGAACCGACGCCGTCGCCGCCTCTGCATAGACCTCTTCCCACCACGCCTGCGTGGCGATGCAGTAGCACAGGGCTCGCACGGGCAGCGTGTCCGTTGACCGGCAGTAGTGGAACCGGACCACGCGGCGGGAGTAGTCCTGCGACACGTGGAACAGGTCGCTCTTGCTGAAGTCGATGATCCTATCCCGCCAGTAGTTGTCGACCGGGACGGAAATGGGCTCCTCCCGAGACCCGTCGAAGGCGTACATCCCCATGCTGTCCGCGACAAACACGACGCCGTTGATCGTGGCAAAGCACTGGCTGTTGAGGATTCCCCGGTAGCACGTGAGCGTCAGCGAGGCGTCGATGACTGGCTGCGACACGTATGCAAGGCGATAGCAGTGGTACTGCTGGAAGATGAGCAAGACCGTCGCCAGGGGCACCAGGGCCACGATGCGGTCGGGCTCCGATGTGTTCTCTTGAAGGACAAGCTCGTTGCTTGCCGCCACTGACTCTGGCTCGTCGATCTCCGAGTACATGAGCGAGTTTGGCTTCTCGCCCGTGGTGTCGACCGCGAACCACGCCCGGTCCTGGAACATGACCGCAACGCTGTAGTTGCCGGGCGGCACTTCGAACCGACGAGCGTTCAACTGGCCGGACGGCATAGTCACCGGCATGAGCCCGTAGTTGATCCTCGTGACGTCGATCAAGTCTTCGTCGGACACGGTGTCAACGTACGGCGTGCTGAAGTTCGCTCGCTGGATGGTGGCGATCCGGTACAAGATCACGGACTGGTCGGCCGATGTCCTCCACAACTCCATCGCCGTGACGCGGCTGTCAATGGTCCCGTGGTTGAAGGTCCACGTGATGGACGACGCCGAGTCGCCAACGTCAAGCTCGACAAGCTCGGAGATGGATGACGGTGCCGGGCCGTTCTGCCCTTCGGGAGTGTCGTCGATGTACCGGATGGCACAGTTGTAGACGCCTCGGAAGTTGGACCGGATGGTCGCCGTGGCTCTGGCGGAAGTGTCGTACACCAGGGCTTCGGGTCGAGCCGAGTACTGGCCACCCTGGTACACAGCCACGCCTGTGATGTTGCCAGTGCTGTTGACGTAGGCCGTCGCGGCGGCACCGAACCCAAGGGGGTCTTGGCTGGCGGCACGAAAAGACACGACGGGCTGCGTGATGTACAGCGTGCCGGACGAAGCAGCCGTGACACTGGCAACGCGGTACGCCATGTTGACCTTGACCAAGCCACCGCTTCCGGTGATTGCCGTGATCGCCCCGGTCACGCCCTCGGTTGTCGCTCCCGTGCCGTTGCCGAGAATCTGCACCGACCCCAAGCCACCGTCACTGTCGACGGTGATGGTGGCCACGGCGTTGGTCAGGCCCTGGGCAGACGAGAACACCACGGGGATGACGTCGCCAGCGACATAGCCACCCCCTCGGTTGGTGATCTCCACCGAGTCAACGCTGCCAAGGATGCCAATGCCAAGGGACGCACCGTACCCCTGACCGCCGCTGACGACGACCAGCGGAGCAGAGACGTACCCGGACCCCTTGTCGGTCAGCGTGACGGACTGGAGCCGCCCGATCGACACCCTGGCCAAAGCCTTCGCTTGCCGGGAGTAACTGCCGCCGATCAGTTGCACGGTCGGAGTTTGGTTGAACCCGGCCCCTGGGGTCTGGACCTGGATGGCACTCACGTAGTAGTTGGCCGTCGTTCCGTAGGTCAGGGACGGTCCGCGAACGGGCTTGGCGATCCCGACAGGAACGGCAGCCGTGGCCGAGCCGTCCCAGCGGATACCACGCCCCATCCCGTCAAAGCCATAGACGTCGTTGAACCGCCCCTTGAGGAGCGACATGGGACGCAGGGAGCCGGTGTACACCGATGCCGTCGCTGCCGCACCGGTCCCGCCGCCGCCCGAGAAGGACAGGGTGACCCCGGAGTATCCGCTTCCAGAGGAGATGACCTGGAGGTCCTTGACGACCGTCCCGCCCATGACCGCGACAACCGTCGCCCCGCTCCCGGTGGCAGCGTTGACGCTCACGGTGGGAGAGGAGGTGTATCCGCTGCCTCCCGAGAGCAGCATGAAGCTGTTTACCCCACCGGTCGTGCGGGCTGCGAGTTGCATTAGCTTGGGCCCCTGGAGATGAACACCCGTCCAGTAGCGTCCTGGTATACCACGCCGTCAGTATCTTTGGGGTAGCGGAACGCCGTGATGATCCGAGACGTCGATCCGCTGGTCGAGGCAAAGCTGACGGGCATGTGGCCGGGGCGCACTGTCAATTGTCCCGGAGCCAGGACTTGGAGGTTGACTTGCGTGACAGCACAGCCCTGCGGAACCTCATAGGGCGAGGCGTTGGTGACGAGTCCAGCCCACTTCATGCGTTGCCTCCGTCGAAATTGTCTGCCATCAGCGGAGTACGCCAGCCAAGCGGGTCCCACACCGTCCGAGAATCCCACTGCTGCCGAGCCATGGCGTCGTTCTCCATGGCCAGCCGAAGGTCTCGCTGGTACATCTGGAACACCTTGTCGGGATTGGCCCCACGCGTCCTTGACAGCCAGTACTCGGCCGCACTCAGGATGACGTTGTGCATGCCCGGCGGTGCGTCCACGGGGTCCGTGATGAGGTACTTGGCACCACTGGCCGATACCGCGTCGGCAACCGTCAGCGAGGTGGCACTGGCCACGGCGGTGATCTTGCTCTCGGCCACGTACGGGGCGATGCCGGAAAGCGACTGCGGGTAGTCTGCCCCGCCAACCCGAAGCACCGATCCCACCATGGAAGCGTTGAACGCCGTGCCACTCCCCGTGACCGCTGTGCCCGCGGCCGAGATGGTTCCCTGCCGGGATGCAGCTTCGTGCCCGGACAGGCGAAGCGTTCGACAGGCCCGGCGATAGGTGAAGTCGAGCGAGGCCACAGTCACCGGGTAACCGATGATCCGAATGGCGTACCCGCTCGGGGAAGGGTCGGGCGAGATCGTCCAGTACGAAGGTGGTCCCTGGAGGATTTGGGCCCGCTCCATCTTCATGGCCGCATCCGGAGACACGTACATGAGCGATGTGTACCGCACCTCGTTGACTGGGGGGTCGATGTTCCGGAAGTCATCGGGCATCGGGTAGACAGTCCGGTAGAGCATGGCCTGCGTGGCGTCTGGGTAGTCCTTCGGCAGACACAGAGTCTCGTCGAGAACGAGCGTGTTGTTGTCCACACGAGTCACCACCTTGGCGATGACGTTGTTGACGCGAAGCTCGCGAGTGATGGCGTCGGACGGGAAAGCGTCTCCAGACACCCTGGTCACGGTGCGGGTTGTGGCGTCGTACGTGACAGTCCCGGACCAGTGCGGGGCAAACACAATGCGTCCGTGCGTCTGCGTGAACTGCCAGTCCTTCAGCCAGCACACCTCGTTGTAGGCACGCTGGATCGCTGACCGGATGTCCCTTTGCTCGGCATCTTGAGGTCCTCCAAACGAAGCGACAATCAGGTGCTCGACGGCGTCAAAGTAAGTCAGCATGAAAGTTCCTGTCTAGATAGCAGATGGTCGTTGAGTATACCTGCCATCCTGCCCGGTGATTCCCGTGATGAGTGCGCGTTTCACTCCCACACCCCGCCGACGTTGATCTTCGCCTCGCTCAAGCGGAACGCAGTCCCGTCGTGGACGTAAGCATCGGCAGGCCGCCACGTTCCCCCGACATTGATCGACAACTTCCTCGGCAGTCCCGCCGCACGATCCGGCAGCGGCGACAGCCCGATCCCGCGACGGCTGGCGAGGAGGCGGATTTCGGCGGGCGTGATGGCGCGGTCGTAGATACGGATGTCGTCGAGGAGGCCATCCCACAGGTAAGCTGTGTTTCCCGCATATCGGCCGAGCGAGTTAAGCGAGAACGTGCCGGTGATGCTCTGCGGTGCCGTCGTTGATCTGATGCCGTTGATGAACACAGACACTAGATTGTCTGCCTGTCGCGTTGCGCAAAAGTGCGACCATTTCAAGAGCGGAATAGTTCCAGCGAAGTTCTTTGACTGTCCGGAATTGTCGCTCTGAATAGCTGTAATCGTTGAGTTAAAAGCCGGAAGATAAAGGTCTCCATCGGTTAGACTGCTATGCACTGCTTTCCCGCTCGGCCCGAAAGTTCGCAGCCAACACCACGCTGAGTAAGTAAACACACCGGGCAGCGTCGCCCCGCAGGCGACGTAGTCGTTCACACCGTCAAAGTTCAGCGCCACACCGCTGCCGCTCGCCTGCCAATTGTCCTGGCCTGCCATATTCGTCAGCGTGCCGTGAGCGTTCTGGCCGCTCCGGTCGATCAGCGTCAGACCGCTGGCACCGAGCGACGGACACCACGCGCGGATAAGCCCTTGGCGCAGCGATGGGTATTCGTGACGCGACATTAGTTGATCGTCTGGAAGACGGGCTGAATCCGGATCTGATGATTCCCGGCAGTGCTGTTAAGAGCCACGCCGGTTGGCGTTGTCGTCCGCAGATTGTGCGTCACAAAGAACACGAACTTCGGCGGCAGCGTCCCGCCAAACACAGCGGCGAGAGACACAGGCCCGAAGAAATAGGAGCGGTCGGCTGTCGTGTCGCAAGCCATCGCCGCCACGAACCGGCAAACGCTGGCCTTGATGTCGGCACTCGTTACCGTCTCGTCCGAGTCGGTCCCGTCGAACACCGAAGGCCAGTTTGTGCCGTCCCAACTGCCGACGGCCCATACCTCGATAGTCTTCGATCCGGTGTTCGTCGGTGCCGTGCCAGCCGTGATCTTGCCTGATACGAGGTAGTCGAGGACGAGCGACGATGTGTTATCCACTGCCGTCGATTCGCGGCCCGTCAACAGGTTCGTGTCGCTCGCAAGACTCGCCAGCGTGATCGTCACATCGCTCGCGGTGCCGTATGCCAGCTTCAAGTCAGCCATTTGCGATCCTCCGAGCGTTGATGATGAGCCCGACGCCGACTTCCGGCAGCCCCACGGACTCCGTCCACGGGATCGACGCATCGGCCAACGCAGACAAGGCGTCGGCCTGCTGCTGCGTCACGATCCCCGCCTGGACGAGCGCGGCCCGCATGTTGACCACTGCGGGCCTGTCGAGATCGACGGTCTGGATCGTGCCGGACTGATCGTCGATCCACGCGAGAACCGAGATCGCAAGGGCGCGGACGGCAGCGGTCGAAGACTCACGAGCATCGAGGAGCGAAACCCAATAGCCCCCCTCGATTGCCGCTTGACGGATAGCCCAGGTCGGCACCGGGCGACGAACGGAGACGCGGAGGCCGTTGATTGCGTCGGCCACGAGTTGGTCGGAGAGCCCGGCGTATTGCGGCTCGCGAATCTTTGCGGCGAGGATGGCGAGGTTCATGGGGAGTACCTCAAGTAAATGTCGCCGGAACTCCCGCCGGACGGGGCGGCAGTGCCGCTACTGATCGTCTTCTGGATTCCCGTGGTCTTGGCAAGCGTGACGGCGCCGTCTGCGATGTCTTCTGTGACGACGGCACCGGGTGCAATCGTCGGGTTGGGGTAGCTTCCAGTGAGGTCGCCGCCTGCGGCTCCGGTGGGCGTGCGTGAGTCGGATAGGCGGGAGTCATTGCCAGCACAGGCGGTCGTCGATGTGGTGCCGTAGCTCACCGAAACCGTGCCGCTCGACACCGCCAGACCGGTCCCGACAATCACCCCACCAAGCGTCGTTGTTGTGGCGTTTGGCAGGGTGTACGTTCCGGCCGCAGACACCACGCCAGAGCCGTCTATGGACAAACCCGAACCGATCTTGATGCCCCCCAGGACGGAAGCGGATGCGATCGGGAGCGTGTATCCAGAAGATGCCGAGATCACGCCATTGCCGTCGATGCTAATGCCCGAACCGATCTTCACGCCACCAAGGACAGAGGCAGTGGCGGTTGGGAGCGTGTACGCAGCCGGGGTGTTGGACAGGTCCGTGTAGGAACCGGTTGTTGCTACGGTGGCGAACGACGGCTTGCCGGTCAGGGTCGTCCAGGTGACCGCCGCGACTGCTGCCGTGGAGAAGTCGCTGATCGTGCTGGCGACCTGCGTCCCGGTGTGGTTGTCTCGGCTCAAGAGGTGAGCGTCTGACGAGTTGGCCGTCGCACCGACCGCCACGCCGTCAAGCTTCGTCTTGTCCGCAGAAGCCGCCCACCATGCGGCAATTGCCTGCCACACTCGCTGCACGGTCCACGCCAGACGAGTCGTCCCCGTGCCCGCCTCCGCTTGGGCCTGGGTGACCGTGGCTGCCGACCACTCTCGCGAGTCCGACAGCCTGGAGTCGGTGGTCAGGACATAGCTGCCAGTAGCCTGCTTGCCATCCAGGGCAGTCTGGAGGCCGGTGACCTGACCGATGGCGACGGTGATTGGATCGGCACCGGCCGAGCCGTGCGTGGACGCGTGCGACGATGGAGTGAAGCTGGCTGGCTTGCCCGACAGTGAGGCCCAGGTAGCTTCGCCCGCAAAGTACGGCAGATCGTTGTAGGCCGTGAGGCCGTCCCCGAACTTCCCGCGATCGGCGTCGGTCTCCATGACGAACACGCCGTACCCAACGACTGGGTTGGCTGCTGCAAGCGCAGACGATGTCCCGCGAATGTGGTCGATCACCACGCGCGTCTGGAACGTCATGGCTGCGGTCATTGGACGTCAATCACCAGCGGAGTGGTGACCCCCTCGGAAAGCACGGCAATAGCACCCGCTGAACCCAGTGCCCTGGGCAGTTCCGACCATCGCAGGATTCCGTCCCCAACCTTCATGGTGTTCGTGTCCCGCGAGAACCCAGGCTCTCCAGGCTGAAGAATGGGGTTCTTGCGAATCCACTCGGATTCGTCGTCCCGCCTCATCTGGAAGTAGCGGTAGTTGCTCATCGCCCCTTGGCCTTGTAGGCGTGCTTCTCGATCACCTTGGCACGCAGGTCAGCGTCGGAACTCTTCCGATCGGTCTTGCGTTCCTTGGCCACGTACTCCTTGATGAGACGCTCGCTCATCACCTTTCGCTGCGGGGCCTCGGGGCCTGGGTCGTAGTTGACGTTGCCCTGAACCATCCGACGCCGCTTCTTGGCGACCTTGAGGATGTCGTCGGTCGAGGACACCCACGCTTCCGGGTCCCTCCAGCCTCGCCCGTCAGCCAGACCACCAACGTAGTACTTGCCCTCGATCGAGATGCCAGCACCGCGCGCCTCGCGGGCGATGTACTTGGCTTGGTTCTCTGGCATGTCGTCCAGTTGCTGGTTGTTCATGCGGCCCTCCATGAACGCCCGGTCACAGCCGTGCGTTCCGGGGGCGACCTGCAAGGCACACATGACCGCGAACCGCTCGCTCTGGCCATCCCGGATCATCTTCCGGTAGTGATCCTGGACGGACCGTGGGGACGAGGCGATCTCTGCGGGAACTTCCATGTCGCGTTCGGCTTGCATCTGACTTCCTTTTCGGGGGGTTGGGTCAGCAGTTCCACTTCCGCAGCGACTTGTTGATGCGGCTGTCGGGATCGTTGGCCGTCTCCTTGCTCGTCAGCTTCTCCTTCATCCCCTGCATCCGGGCACAGAAGGAGTCTCGACGAGGGCCACCTTCCGGCTGCGGCGGCTTGAGGTTGGCGTCGTTGGCACGGTTGTAGGCTGCCCGGCCACGCTCATTCAGACCACCCTCGGGGTCTTGCCCCTCCTTGCGTGTCCAAGCCTTGCCGTCCTTGAGTAGCTTGCGGATGTTGTCAGCGCTGTCCATCGGGCGGTCCTTCCTGTGGTGGCGGGCCCTCGACGGGGCCTTGTGGTGGTGGCGGCGGTGGCGGCGGGGGCAAGATGTACTTGCCGACGTCCACCTGGAGAGCCTTGCCCCAGTCTTCGATGAGGGCGTTGAACAGTTCGGGCTTCCCGGCTTGGAGCATGCCCTGGGCAACAGGCATGAGAATCTGCATGGCGTTGTTGATGTTCTCGACGCGAGTGGCGACGTTCGGCTTGCGTGCCGATCCGGCCTCGATGCGGTAGTCGTACTCCCGAACGATCTGGTCTGGGTTCTGATTGCGAACGTGCATCTGCCAAGCCTGGGCAGCCATCGGCCCCATGAGCGGAGCGATGTCCTCGGGACGCACGAACCACCGGGCCAGCAACGCCTCTTTGCGGGCACACTCCGACAACGAATCCTCAAGGATGTTAGCGTAGTCGTCAGGGCGAACGCTGATCTGCTCTGCTTTGACGTTCGCCTCGGCGGCACTCCGGAACTGGTTCCGCGTCATGCCGTAGACGAGTTCGGTCAACCCGACGCGTCGATCGAACATCGCCGTCACTTCGGCAATGATGTGCCACATGTCCTGCGTCACCTGCGGCATCTGGAACACCGAGATGACGTCGTTGACGTTGCGGCCAATGGCCTCCGAGATTTCCACGACGTTGAAGCCGTTCTCGGAGGTGTTGAGAATCTTGTCCTTGAGTTCCGGGTCAGCGGCCTTGGCCACGCCGATGAGAGTCTTGGACGAGATGGAAATCTTCGTCGCCAAGCAACTCATGGCCCAGTTGATGAAGCGAAGCTCACCGATCCCAGGGCGGATCATGGACACCGGGTAGGAGTACCCAGGCTTCCAGTGCAGGGAGTAGAGCGTGAACGGCCACCCCTGGGGCTCGATCCAGAAAGGCACAGGCCACTGAGCGGCCATGAACAGCTTCTGGGGAACGACAGTCTTGGCGGGTTCGCCACCCACGCCGCCCAGTCCGTCGTCCAGCGGCTCCTCGATGGGCTCGTCCATCATCGAGGGCGGGATGTTGAGCGGGAAGTCCACGCCTTCGGCCACGACGATGTAGCAGTTCTGACCCACGGAGTCGAACGAGCCCTTGATCCGTTCGTCGATCTCGGCCCCCTTGAGCCGGTCACCGAAGCCGGTCTTGGAGTAGATTTCCCAGTAGACGATCAGGTCGTTCGTCTTGCCGGTCTTCTTCTTGAACTCATGGCCACGCTCGCCCTCGCCCGCACGGGATGTGTAGCTTTCCAGGTGGCCCTTGAGTTGCTCGCGGGAGAGATTGAACCGTGCCGCCACCTCGTCCAAGGGCTGGCACCGACGCCGGGCTGCCCAGCGGATGTCCTGGAAGTCGTCGGCGTCCGGGTCCCAGACAAGGTTGTCGAAGGTGTCGTAGAACGACCCAGCCATCTGGACGTCCGACCCGGCCGGGGCGTACATCTCATGCCACCACACACCGACGCCCTTGATGAACGCCTCTTCCACCACCTTGCGATTGTGGGTCTTGGTGTTCAGTTCGACGGGGGTGTAGTTCAGGTAGTCCTCCAGCAGCTTGGAAACAAGCTCCCGCTTCTTCAGGAAGAACTCCTGCTGCTGGAGCATCTGCTGGTACATCATCAAGCCCTGGTCCGGGAGCATGACGGGCTGGCCGTCCGGACCGATCACAGGCCCCTGGGGGCCCATCATTGGCTGCGGAGGCTGGGGCATGATCCCGAGCATCATCGGCTCGACGGCCGGGTACTTGCGGGCCGTGACGGTGCGGGTCGGGTTCCGGTGGTGGATGACCGCCGCAAACAAGCGGACGGCCTCCCACACCCGGTTGACCTGCATGCGGAACGGGGGCGGCTCAATGCCCTTGTTGTACCCCCGTTCCCCACGGGCGTAGGAGTTCTCCCACATGAAGTTGGGATCGCCGCAGAAGAACTGCATGGCTTCCCAAGCATCGTCGTTGAAGGGCTTCTTGTGGTCCTTGGCCTGCTTCAAGAGCTTGAGCCAGGACGCCGAGATGGCCCGAAGTGGGTTGTCGTGCATGTAGAACTCCTACTGGTAAGTGCCCTACTTGCGGTTGCGACCCTCAACTTCAGCCAGACGCTTCTCCAGGGAAGCCAGTTTTTCAGCCAAAATCGCGTGCTGAGAGCGGCGGTGCTCCCACAGGCCGGTCGTCTTCCACTCTGGGAACTCCTGGAGACCGGGGTCGGACTTGTGGTGGACAGAGAACCGGTCGATCCCGCCGTACCCAGGGGCGATCGCCCAGAGGGTGAGGGTGCGTGACGACACCTTCGTCACCATGGCCGGGATCGAGTCGGCGTCCTGGTGGGGGTAAAAGAGAACCCAGTCGCCCACTTCGGCGGCGGGCATCTGGTAAGCCTTCGTCTCGGCGTTCATGGCTGTTTCCCTATGGGGCCAAGGACAATGCACGAATCGGAGCTACTTCGCTTCCGCCGGGCCTTGTCGGTGAGGTACTTGTCAATCCAGGTCCGGGGGCCAAATACCTTGGGGGGTTGGTGGTACTTGGGTTCGTAGGCACACAGGTACTCAAGGACTTGGCAGGCGTGGACCTCGCCCCGCGTCTGGGGCTCGTCGGTCACGTAGGTCTGTCCATTGAGGGTCGTCGTCTTCTTGCGGTATCGCTTCAGTTCGCGGAGCAGGTTCGGACAGGCACCCTCCCAGAACTTCAGCTTGGTCGTCCCGTCGCCGCGGATGTGGAGCATCTGCCGAACCATGGCCGTGCGAGCCGGGATGTCGTCGGAGCCAGGGATGAATCCGTAGCCTGACGCACGCGACCGGATGTTCCGTTTCCTCAACTCCTCCGAGTACAGTTCGTGCGGCAGTCGACCACCACCGATGTCTCGCAACCGACCGCCGTGCATGTCCAGGATGAACGACCAGAACGATTGAGCCTCGGCCTTCTTGGCGAAGTGCTCACCGAAGATCAGTGCGTTGCAATCCCGGATGTAAAGCTCGTCGTAGATTAGCAGAAACTTCTCGCCTGGAGGCACGGCACCGAACAGTGCGGCCATGACCGTGTGGCCTGGGTCAATGGCAACGTACCTTGTCCAGTCATCCGGGATTGTCATCAGTTCCGAACGCGGGATCACGTGGACGCTGGTGTTGAACGTCGGGTACATCAGCGTGGATTCGTGGGTGAACTCACCCTCGGCACGCATGCGGAGTTCCTCGACACCAAGGTCGGACCACCGCTCGACGTTCTTCTTCTTCTCCTCGTTGTCGATGTGATCGTTGTCAAGGAACCGCAGGGTGAACTTCCGGATGATTGCGTCCGGGTTGTCCGCCACACGCTCCGCACGCTCGCACAAGCCGAGCAAGGCGTCATTTTTCGAATGGGGCATTGCACTCCAGACAAACCGCCCTTTACGGTCAGAGAGTCTGGCCTGCATTTCCCCGACGAACCGCTCGTTGTTGATGTCCTCGTCGATGTGGACAAGGTCAGCCTGGAAACCCTGGGGCGGCTCGCCTTCGCTGGAGAACACGAAGATTCGCCAGCCGTTGGTAAGCTCGACGGAGTTCAGATACCCAGCGTTCTTCTGGACCCACGCAATGTCTTTAATAAGGCGGGGAGGTATTAAAGGAGGAGCGGGTTTGGACTGCAAGAGGCGGTGGCTGTCGGTGGCTGGGCGGTACGCCCTCCAGACACCAGTCACCTCGTCGCGGATCATGCGGAACGCCCCGGCTCGGAACAGCATTGGGTAAACGACCAAGCCGATGTGAGACCAGTTCTTGCCGATGATGGCGAGGTTGCCGTTCTCCTTGGGGTACTTGTCGTAGGGGTCCTGGCCGGTGACCGCCCGTGCGTCCTCGATGAACGTCGACAGGGATTTGCCCGACCGGTTGCCGCCGATGACAATCCGCTCGGACGCCATGCACCTGTGGAACTCGTCCTGCTTGGGCATGGGTTCGTAGAGACGCAGGGCCTCGATCTGGCGGTTGGCCAGTTCTGCCTGGAGGTCACGCAGTTGCGACATCGCATGCTGCGTGATGTTCGACTCTGCCACCTCGGGTATGGGAGGTGGAGGGATCGGCGGGTGCTTCTTCATGCCGTCTCTCGCTCGGGCTCAGCCGGTGCGGAGACAGGCTCTGGGGTGACCTCGATGAGCTTCATGCCCTGGGCCGCAAGCAGCAGCTTCTTCTTCAGTTCGTTCTGGAGTTCTTCTTCAGTCCAGAACTCCAGCGGCTTCTGGGCCCCACCCATGGCGGTGTTGGCCTGGACCAAGCGAACCACCGTGTCGAGCATCTTGGTCCGGAACGCACCGCCGGATGGTGCGTCGAAGAACTGCTTCATGTAGGCGTTGGCAAACCCACCAGCCCCACCGAAGTACCGCATGAGCACTTCCAGCAGTTCGGCCGAGTGAGGGATGTTGGCACCCCCCACCCGAGCCGATGCCAGGAAGAGATCGACGGCACCCTTCTCGATTTCCTCAAGCTTCTCGTTCCGCTTGGCGGCACGCTTCTTCTTGATGCTGCCGTTGCGGCACCGCTTGCAGTGGGCGTGAAAGCCATCCTTGGCCTTGTGCCAGAACCTAGGCTCCAGGGCGTAGGTCTTGCCGCAAGTCAGGCAAGCCCGCCGCTCAAGGTGTGGCCCACCAGACATTTCCATGCACCTCTGGGACAAGTCCGGAATCGGCCACGGCCTTACGCACGCCTTCGAAGGAGTGGTAGTCGTGACCGGCAACCCACTTGACGATCGGACGCCACGCCGCGATGTCTGCCATGACCGAGTCGTAGTCATGCTCGGCGTCGATGTAGACGATGTCGTGCGGGACCGGGGGATAGGTGAAGTTCTTGGCGATGTCGGGCGAGCGAGCCTTGGACCACTTGATCTTCAGTTGACGCCTGTACGCCTCGGTGTTGTCGAAGAACACTTGGATGGGAGGGACGGCACCGGTGTAAGCCTTTGTGCCGTCGTCGTTCTTGGAGCCCTCCCAGGTGTCGATGCAGTGGACGCAGGCGGCACCGGACTCGACCATGATGATGGCTGACTTGCCAGCCCACGATCCGATCTCAAGGACGCGCGGGGCGTGCCCGAACTGCTCCTTGAACCGCTCGATCATGGTCCGGAGAGCGTCGGCATCCTGGGCCGGAAGCCCCATGCCCATTTCGTCGAACCCGTCCGGGAGCAGGGACAGGGCGGTGGGCCGAGTCATCTCGCCCTTGGGCACGACCGGACTGTCGATGGGCCGAAGGTCGAGGAGCTTGGTACTGCCGTCGTACCCAGCCTCCCATGACTCCTTGAGCTTGGAGGCGATGGCACTTGCGTCCACGGGCGTGGGCTTGCCGACGCACTTCGGCTTCCAGTGACCGGCCCAGGCGTCCCAGTTGCAGAACACGGGGTTGTACCCCAGCTTCTGCGTGCCAACGAGGGACAGGTCTCGGGTGTTGGTGACGTCCTCGGTCGACGCCTTCTCCGAGCAGTAGACGTCCTTCCATTCGTAGTAGAACCAGGGCTTGTCACCCTCTTGCTTCGGCTCGGTGATGTCGAACAGCCGCATGTCGTACATGAGCAGGCCGGTCGGGAGAGCCGCACACTCTTGGATGCCAGCCAGCTTGGCGGCAGTGTGGCGGTCGTACATCTCCAGGGCAAAGTCCGGATTCGGGTTCTCGTTCTGGAAGTTCGCCCAACGGAACACGTAGACGCACTCGTTCGGCGGGGGCCCACAGTACGGGGCACCGACGCACGCCGGGCCCTTGTGGTAGTGCTTGGCCAGGAAGTCGAAGGACGACTGGAAGAACTGCTGGGCCAGGGGGTCGGAGCCGAAGTACAGGTCCGGCTTCATGTCGGAGTCGACCATGAGCAGGAAGTCGCAGCCGTTCTGGCGAGCCTGGATCACTGCCCGGTTGCGGGTCATGGTGATCGGCGTGTCGGACAGGTTCCAGACCTGGATGGCGTCAATGCGAGGGTCGGACTGGGCCGAAGCCACCAGGGGGATCATCCACTCCCGGATGTCGGGCACCTCGGAGGAGATGCCTCCATTGCCGCCGTAGCTGAACGTGCAGATACCGACCTTGAACTTCTGGATCATCGTCTCTCCTCGGGGGGGTTGGAGTGGACGGAAGTATAGCACTTACCCGAGCAGTCCGAGCAGCGGGTTCTGCCAGCCGCTCTGGACCATGTTGCCCGCCTGCTTCCACAGGGCAGGGAAGTCAAACTGCGGGGCCTGACCCCATGTGGCCGGTGGAGTGTCGTTCCCCTGGTAGGTTCCCTGGTTCCCCTGATACCCGGCCATGGTCTCGTTGATGTTGTTGATGAACGCGTCCCGGCGATTGAAGTCGGGCGTGGAGCCGTAGCCACCGCCAAGCTGGCCGTACGACGCGTTGAACCCACCTTGAGGAAGGGCAGCGGCGTAAGGAGGGATCGGGCTGCTGGGCCGAGCGTTCGGCTGCCCCCAGCCTCCATCCAACAGGCCGGGGGTGGCAGCACCGCCTCGGGTCCCAGGCTGCGAGGGAGGGGCGTACGCTGGCATCGACATTCCGCCCGGTTCGGCCAGCGGGGCGTTCTGGTATCCGCCAGCCCCAGGCATGTAGGCCCGCCAGTCGCCGGTTCCCCCAGCCTGCTTCCAGGCACGGCGAGCGGAGTACACATCACCAGGAGCAGCCTTCCGCTTGGGAGCCTGGGGCTTGGGAGTGTAGGCGCTCGGCCCACCACTCTGACTGTAGACCGACTGGTATCCGCCGCTCTGGGGCTGCTGCGATCCCGTGTAGGAAGACATGGCCTTTATCATTGCTGCCTCACGTTTTGTTCTGATCGGGGTGGGGATTCGACGGCAGCTTGCCGCGGTCAACCGGCAGACGGAAGACCCTGGTGTTGGAGTTTCTCCTTCGCGGGATCAAGCGGTCCGTTGGGGCGGAGATCACACCGTTGGTCCCGAACGTGGGCTTGCGGTTCATGAGGAGATCGTCGTTGTGGACGGTGCTCTGCTTCCACACGCCAATGGGAGCCCCCATCACGAAGTCGTTCCAGTAGACCCCCAGGCGACCAGCGGCTTCCTTGCCTACGTCCTTTGTGCGGGCCATCCGTTCATTCCAGGCTTGGATGCCTTCCGGGGAGTCGTCTGACGGCAGAGCGTCTTCCCGGCCCATCTCCTCTTGGTAGGCGAGGTACTCCGCGATCAGATTGCGAAGCGACATCTCGGCGGCTGGCTTCCGCTCGTCGGAGACCATGACAAACGGGCTGGGCTTCCCGTCGCCCATCAAGCCGTCGAGCGGATTCATTGGTCACCCCGCAGGCGAGCGACGGCGTCCAGGCCAAGTCCGGACCCCTGAAGCATCCTCAAGCGAAGCATGTCCATGATCTGGGGGTCTTGCTTGGCCCGCTCAAGAAGCTGGCGAAGGAAGTCCATGTTCTGGATGGCGGAAGGCTCTGGCATGTTTCTCACTTTCCAGAAAAGAGAAAAGCCCCTGGCCGGTTTCCCAACCAGGGGCTCCCCCCCGAAAGCCCCCGGTAAGGGGCTGTGTCACGAAAACAGGCCGTAGTTGCGAAGCACGGTCACAAGCCCAGCCACATCAGTGACGCCGGTCGAGGAGGCCCGAGTAGAGCCCGTCCCGCCGAAGAACGCCACCGTCCCACCCGCCACACCAAGCCGAGTGGTAGTTGCACCGACTGTAAGGGCGTTGGTAGCGCCCGTGGTGTGGCGAAGCGAGTCATGAACCTCCTCACCAAGCTGGCGGTCGGCCAGCCCGATGATGAGGTTTGCTCGCGTGTCATTGGACGAAAGGGGCATACATCACCTCCGAGAGAGGAACACAGAAGCCAGGACGTCAGCCGCCGTGGTCGCACTCGCGGAAAGAGCCCGGCCGAACACAGAACGAAGCTGAGCCACCGTGGTGACGTTCGCCGTCTGGGCACGACCGGCCGTCGAAGCATCCGTCGAAGCCGCCGAGGTGAGGGCCACAAGGTCGGTGTCCGCAGCAGCCTGCGAGGCAAGGCCAAGCGAGACTTCCGTGGGACCCTCGATCGTGATCCAGCACACCTCACCGGCCGGGCAACCGCCCGACAGGTACTCGTCCACCACGCCGCTCACGATGCCATCGGTACGGAAACCGTAACCGTCGACCTCATGGAGCGAGCCGGACTTCAGCGAGACAAGACGCTTGGCAGCCAGCGTGATGCCAGACGAGTTCCGGACGGCGAGGCACTTCTTGATCCGGTTGCTCCGAACGCGACCGGTAATCGGGTTGACGTCCGGGAACAGCTTGACCATTCCGTAGACGTTGCTCCCCACCGGAACAGACGGGCTGACCAGGATGTCGCTCGGAGTCGTGGTGCCAAGGACTTGACCCAGCGGGAACGGCGGGTCTTCGTACATCGTACTCATTCGATCTGGTTCCTGTGAGAGAGATTACCGCAGAGATCAAGCAAGAGCCTGGAGCTTGAAGAAGTTCCTCGGTGACTTGAACTTGAGGTTGCCGAGGCACGACACCACGTAGCGGAACTGCTGCGTGATTTCGTCGTAGAACGGACCCTCAGAGTTCAGAAGCTGGCCTTCCATGCAGAGCAACTCAACATTGCCCATGGCCATTCCGTACCCAGTGTTCACCGGCACAGAGTTCTCCGAAGATACCTCGACGCCGTCGAGTTCGAAGACGTCCGTGAAGCCGTAGGACCGGAGGCCGTTGGTGCGGCTGACGATCACTCGCTCCTTGGCGTCGAGCGTGTTGAGGAAGTCGATGAAGAGTCGACGATCCAGGAACACGGTGTCGATCTGGTCTTCCTTGCTGTCGTTGCGGCGAGTCTGGTGGATCGCCTCGCGGAGAGCCTTGGTGCAGTTCGCACTCCAAGTCGACCCACCGAAGTAGGTCGAGGTGAAGTTGACGATCACAGGAGAGAAGAAGTCGAACTCCGGGTCGGCGTACCCGTTCGGCCACACGCTGCCGGACGCCTGCGATCCGCCGTACGAACCCAGGACGGTCGAGAGACCGCCGTAGGTGTCGCTCGGGTAACCGAAGGGATCGGCGGCATTGGCCGAACGCTGCGTGCCGTCCGCGATGTTGACAGTGCCGTTCACGCCCATGAACGACTCGGTCCCGTGGAACCGAAGCTCGTTGCCGCTGGCGTAACCGTCCTGGACCCACTCACGCGCCAGATACTGCTCCATCGACGTCAGGAGGCGGGAAGCCATCTTCCCGGCGACGTTGACCAGGGCAGAAGACGAACGGTTCTCAAGCATCTCGCGCTTGTAGATCGCGTCCGTGACTTGTGCTCCTCTGTACTCCAGCTCAACCCGCTTCCACAGGTTCTGGCGAGCGAACGAACGAGGAGTCTCGCCGTTATTGCCGGACGGAGTGTGATTCCTGTACTGGATTTCCCAGTCGAAACCTCGCCCAGCCTCGTTGGTCCGGACGTTGCCGGAACCCTCGATCAGCGAGAAAACCTTGTACTTACGGAGCGATGCAACCTCCTCCTCGCGGAGATGGTTGACAATGGTCGTGGCAATGGAACGTGCCCAGTCAACATTAGAACTCATTGTCAGATTACTCCGTCATGCTCAAGTTGGGAGCGAAGTCGATCATTGAAACTCTGCCGGGGGCGCGGTGCCCTCGGTTCAGTTGAGCCACCACTTCGGTTCGGGGCGTGCATCGCCCGTTCCCGAAGAAACTGCATGTCGCGAGCCGCGGCGTCGTCCTGCTGCTGGACGCCCACTGGGGCCTGCGGGATGGATTGCGGCTGAGCCTGGGGGGCCTGCTGGCCAGCCATGACTCGCTGGTATTGGGCCGCGAGCAGGTCACGCTGGAGCGAGCCCGTCGCGTACCGCCAACGGTCCTGGGCCGATTGGATGCCCATGCTGGCGGCTTCGTTGATGTAGTGCGAGATCGCCTGACCGGCCTGGGTCGTGCGGCCCTGGTCGTCGTAGAGCCAGTCCGCGTTCTGCCGGTTCAGGTCCTGGACGTAGTTCGTGGTGGCGTACTGGTTGAGATGGTTCTGCACCATCTCCTGGGCCTTCTGGACGGCGACCTGCTCCACGAACGGCTTCAGCGTCGACTCGGGGTCGGTGGCGAAGCGTCGGACGAAGTCAGCCGTGTAGCTCTGGTATTGACGCAGAGCCTGCTGGGCTTCGTACGGGGCGTCAGGCGAGATCACCTCCCTCCCGGTCTGGGGATCGCGGACGATGTAACTCTTCCACGAATCCTCGACCTTCGGCGGATTCCACCACTTCGGCTGCTCCGGAGCCCTGGGCCGCGCCGCTTCGGCCTGGGCTTGCTTCCACGCCTGGAACTCACGCTCATGGCGAACGTAGTCCTGCGTGGCCGGAAGCAACGTCTGAAACTGGTTGAGTTGCCGGGAAAGCTCCTGCCGCTCCGCATGGGCCTTGTACAAGTCCCGCGCGATCGCAAGGTCGTCCTTGCCCTGAAAGTCGGGGAGATGCCGGAACGCTTCGTACGGAGTACTGAAGCCACCGGCAGAAGAACCGGCCGATTGGTCGTTCGACTGCGGGGCCTGCGAGCCAGCGTCAGCCCCAGAGAAACCGGAAACACCGGCATCCTGGGAGCCGAGCGATTCGCTCGTCGCGTCGGAAGTGATGGAGTCTTCGATGGACATTGGCTTGGAATCCTTTCGGGGGGATTGGTTCCTACCTGCCTAATGTCCAGCTACTGCGAATCTTGCGCAGGATTTTGCGTGGCACTCCCTGCGGAGGCCGCTCCGACCCCTACGGCGGGCAGTAAACCGTACTTGCGGAGGATGGTGATGGAGTCCTCTGTGCCTGGGAACATGACGTAGTTGCGGCTGCCTGCCCCAAGATTGCGAGACATTCCGTCTAGGTACTTGATGCCCGGTATTCCCTCGGAAAGCAACTCTTCGGCAGCAGCCTTGCCAGCCAAAAATCCAGTCGCATCATCGTCAAAGCCCTCCCCCAATCGCGTGAACGCGTCCATGTAAACCCTGCGTCCGTCTCCAGGAAGGTCCATGCCCGAGTCACCAAACGCCCGGCGAACAGGCAGGGGCTGTTGACTCATTGGCGCATCCCAATCCAGAAGAGATGACTCCGGATGCCCAATCTCTACTTGGTACATGACTCCTGCCGGGGAACGCACGCTAGATGTGCGGCTCTCTAGATTTGCCGCAATGTCTCTGGCTGCTTTTAGCTCATCGACCGAAGCGCTTTCCCACGGGGTGCCCATTAACCGCAAGTCCAGCGAGTTTGAGTGTCTCCTTGATGGCGTTTCGATTCTCTTTATCTGCCGGTCCAGCAATGAGGACGAGCCTTGAATCGGAAACCCTGGAGTCGAAAGCAGTCTTGCAAGCACCCCCTGCTCAGTGTCAATGCTCGGGTATGCGACCTCGCCAGTTGCATACTTGGCGTATTCGCTTCTGTCGAGCGGATTCCCGTCGAGGTAGTCAACGATCTTTTGGCCACCAAGCTTGTCGCGGTAGTACTGCCCCGTGCTTTCGTTGCCCGCAAAATACAGGCCGTGACCAAATGCCTGAACGCCCTCGCCAGTGTCGATCTTGCTGGCATCAAACTTGTCGAAGCTGTGCGGAGAGCCGTGATAGGCGATGATCTTGCGGACTGCATCGCCAGCCATGTCGACCGCACGGTTGAGCGGGTTGGGCATTGACGCTCCTTGCCTAGAAAACGTCCGGGTCGCCGGGCGGTCTGGTGTATTTGACGGGCGGCGGGATCGGGTTGTAGTCGTCGAGAATGGCGTCGTCCATGTCTTTGAGAAGACGCCGAACGTAGTCGGACTCCTTTGACTCGCGATACAGACGACCCGAATACTGGTCGGCGTTGGTCGTGTCTACCTTGAGGGGAACGAACTTCCCTGACTCGTCGATGTGGCCGATGATGTTGCTGTTTGGCACGGGCTTGTACCCACTCCACCCGAACCGCCACATCCTCTTGTTGTGCTCGTCGATCGGCATGTCCATCAGCAAGGTGAGCGGGCCGAAGCTGTCTCGCTTGCCTTGGCTGACCCAGTTGGCGACCTGTTCGTTGTTGGTGAACGAGTCCGTGCTGCTGTCGATGATTTCACCGGCATAGCGGAACGGGGCGCCTGCCTGGAACGGATCAACCCGAGATGTGTTGTGCGTCAGTCGCACATAGTCTTCCGGGATAGGAGGCAGAGACGCCGGGTCTACTTTGCGTGCGGCCGGTGCCATGGCTGCATCAACAACCGACTTTGCCACGTTCATGGCCCGGTTCAGTGGGTTCGGCATTATTCCCCCAGCATCTCAAGGAGAGCACGGACCACGGCCTCGTCGTCGCCAAGCCCAGGGCGAACGTATGGCGTCTTGTTCAGGATTGCCATCCTCGGCACAGCAACAGACCGCGAGTTGTCCATCTCGGGCTTGATAGCTCGGAACAAGTCGTCGGGCGTAAGGTTCCTGGCCCGAACTTCTCCGTACGGGTGGACGCCAACGGGGAACAGGGAGTCCGGGGATTGCTCGGCCAACGACATCATGCGTCCACGGCCTTCGTGCCCCACCACCTTCCAGCCCTCGCCTTTCGGGAGTCGGTCGACCATCAGCATGGGCGTGCTGATTTCCTGGCCAGACCGGATGGCTTCCTGGACATGGTCGTACGGATAATTCCTTGCCGGGTTCAGCCCAAGGAACTCAGCCGGTGTCATGTACGCCTGGAAGCCACGGTAGTCGATGTTGGCGGCGTCGGGGGTTCCGCCAAGACCGTCAGCCGGATTGAACCTCACGCCAGAGTGGACGCGAGGCGAGCGTGTGCTGTACCCAGCAAGCCTTGCCAGCAGGCCGTCGAGCTGTCCGACTGCCCGGTTGAGCGGATTAGGCATTACTGGCGTCCCTCAAGAAGCCGCCTTGCTTGCGTCAGGTATTCGTCAGGCACCACAAACTCACGCGCGTGGTTCGATGAACTTTCTGAGTACGGGGTGCGCGACACGTTTATGTCTGGAAGCCTTGCGGATGGAACGTCCACGGCATACAGGGGCTTTGGAAAAGCTGCGTCCTTGACGTAGTAGTCAAGTTCTTCTGGGACGTCCGTAAACCACCGTCCGCGAGCGCCGGTTGGCTCTGTGTTTCGTATTCCTTTAGAAGCGAGGTACTTGTCCCACTCCTCTGGCGTATACGTTTTACCGAACACTGTTCGCGTGCCGTCGCCAGACGCGTCAGCAGGCACTGGGCCGTACCGATACAGCCGAGAGTGGCCTTCCGGAACAGGCTGCTTGGAAATGGCTCGCTGCACGGCAGCAAGAACTTCGTCAAGGCGAGAGTTCGCAGCAGGTTCCTCTGCTTGATGGAACGCCCTGGCAGGAGCGGGAGGGGGCGGCGGTGGAGGCGGAAGTACTTTCCCGACAGGGAGTTCCCCAACCACCTTAGACGCTATTGCCATTGCGCGGTTCAGCGGGTTCGGCATCAGTGGTACTCCGACCAGTGCTTATGGACAACGGGTTCTGGCGGCGCGACTGGCTTGCGGGGGGCTGCGACATAGCTGGCGCCAAGGTTGGGGCCAAACTCGGCGGCCGCTTGGATAGCAGCTTTGCCGTACCGCTTGGCCATGGCCGATCGGAAAGCCGCTGGACCAAGCGGGAATGGGTCAGTCAGGCCATCGAGAAGCCCGCCAGCCATGTAGGTGGCCGTGTTCTCTGGGGCACCGATGTCCACAAAGGCTTGGCCAAACGAGGTGATCCCATCCCTCGCCTCGTCGGAATTGGAAGGCTTGGCTTCCAGAAGCCCCTGCGATTCCGGGTATTCCGTCAGTCGCTCCAGGGCAGCAAAGGGACGCTCCTTGTCACCCGACCACTCTGGGTTGGCGTCCTTGCCTTGGATCATGGAGGGGATGCCCATGAGTGCGGTGTCCAGCCCCTTGGCCATGTCGCTCTCGGCCTTGGCTTGGTTGACGCTTCCGCCCATCACCCGGACGGCGTTCTGCGGGATTGAGAACACCGATCGAAGCCAGTCAGACCCCTCTCGCATCGGCTGGCCGGGGGCAGAGATTCCACGCCACTTGTACGGCGACGGAGTGGTGTCTTGGTCCAGCGGGACATCGCCCCACTGGATGGGCTTGCCATCTGGACCGGTGCCAGCGTTGGTGTTGGCGAACTCGTTCGGGAACTGGTCGCGAATCTCCCGAAGACGCTTGACGAGGAGGTCGTGCTTGACGGCGTCGTTGTACTCATCCTGGTCACGCATGGCGTATCCCAAGACGCCAGGGTGATGGAACATCCGGCTGGCTAGGCTCGGCAACTCCACCGGCCTCTGGACAGCAATCTTCTGCTTGGCGTCATCCACCAGCCAGGGGATGTTCGGTCCAGCGGCTGCCGCCGGGATGTACCCGGACTTGAGTGGTCCAGCAAATGCAGGCATCACATCTCCGAATCGTCAAGAAGACCACCGAGCGTGTCTATGCCGAGTCCAGCAGAGGCACCCAACACGCCTCCGATTGCCCCCCCAGCCATTCCCTCGGCCCCAGCCTGGAATCGACCGAAGGCACGGTACGCCTCGGCAAGCTCTGGGTTGTTCGCGTGCAGGCGTGCGTACGTCTCGGCGGGGATGTCCGTGAAATTGCGGCCCCCTCGCATCTGGGCGGCGATCTCGTTGAACAGATTGCGAGTGGCCTCGGCCTTCCTGTACTCATCGCCGGGGGCCGCTTCCTTCACGCGGCCTACCAACCACCGCATGAACGCTGGCATGTCGGTCGGGTCGCGTACAGCCGCCTCCCAGTACCCGTGGTTGATCTCATGGTCTCTGAGGGCGTTGTTGCCTTCCGGGTAGATGGCCGTTCCAATGTTGGACGTTTGCCGGTCGCCAGGAACGAACCCACCAGAGATGAAGTTGTTTTTCAGCCGATAGGCGACACTGGGCGAGAGTGCCGGGTTGTCCAGGACAGCCTGCCTTTCCGCCCCAGAACTTGGGAGCGGTAGGACATTGATGCCGCGACGAGCAGCCAGCATGGCCCGCGTGCGATTGCCACCACCGACGCGTGTTGCAGCGGCGTTGGCTACATCCGCGATTCGGTCGACAAGAAATCGACTGGCGGCGTTGAGTGGGTTCATGTGAGCCTTGCCCCGCCACGGCCAACCTGGAGTTTGTTGCCGTACTTCCAGGACTTGCTTGCGGGGTCCCAGACGCGAAGCGAGCCACCGCGAGACGACTCCTTGCCAAGCCGGTCGATCAAGGAGGACTCCCTGTCCCTGCCCTGCTGCTTCATGGCCAGCATCTCCTTCTCATGCTGGCGTTCGGCCTCCTCCTTGAGTTGCTCGACCCGAGACTCGTTCTCCTTGGCGATGTACGACTCGGTCTTGCTGAGCGACCGCTGGCTCTCCATGAGGTTGCTCATGTGCGTCGGGTCGATGACCGGAGCCCCGTACACCACCGAGTGGGCTTGGTTCATTGCCCTGGCTTGCTGGTTGTTGCCAGCGGGCGGCGGGGGCGGTGCGGCAGGAGGCGGATCGGCGGGAGCGGCTGGGGGTTCTGGGGCAACGAGGGCGATTTCCTTCGGGACGTCGCCGCCAGCCCGAGCTTGGATGACAGCTTCGGTCAGCTTCTGCCGGTCGGGCACCTTGATTGGGTCGATCCCAAACCGCTTGGCTGTTTCCTCAAGACTTGGCATCGGCCTTCCCCTTCTTGCCAGGAATCAACTTCCGCACCGTCGACTTGGCCCCAGCCCGAGCAACGGCCGCATAAACAAGTGCCCTTGCACCAGCGTGGCTGAACGGCAATTGCCGTTTGTCAGCCTCTTCCTTGAGCCAACCAACGATTTTGTCGGTGTTCTTGAGGCACCACAGGCACCCCTGGGTGTCCATTTCCTCGGCCCGTGCGTTGCAGGAGCAGTTGGGGGTGGCTGTGATCCCCACCAACCGCAGCATCCGCTTGAGTTCCGTCCCTGGCCCCTTGGCCCCACGCTCCTTGTCCAAGGCGGCTTGCCGGGCCTCGGACTCAGCCCGCAGGGCAGCGGTGGCCTTTTCGTGGAACCCAGGCTTGGGATGGAGCGGGTAGGCCGGGTGATCGACGTCCACCAGGATCATCCCGTCCTTGACCTCGACGATGCACGGGGTCACCTCGTCGTAGGCGTACCCGCGTTGGCTGGCACGCTCTTGGAGGTAGACCGGCGAAGACCAGATTGGGTTCATGGCAGTGGGTTGCAGTCGTTGCGGAAGCAGTTGAACTTCCCGGCATTTGGGCCGGAAGTGATAAGCGTACACCCAAGATTGCAGGTTGCCGGGCACGTGGTGGAGATGGCGATGACGCAGCACTCCGATGGGATGCACGTGCCGTTGCAGCACTTGGCCGCACCCTCTGGACAGTCGGAGTCCAGAGAGCATGTGGTGCATGGGTTTGGGCTACAGGTCGTCCCGTAACCCTTGAACGTCGCCCCGCCGATCACGGAGCATGCACACTTGGTCCGCACCGTGCAGGTCGTCCCCGAACAGCAGGCCCCCGTGTCGCAGACGTTCTCCTCGCCAGCCTCAAGGAAGTTGCCTCCCAGGTACTCGCACATGCACTTCGTCTCGTTGCCGCATGTGCCGTTGGTGTAGCAGCACACGCCGTATGGGCAGCACGGCTGCGTGGGGTCTTCGCAAAACGGGTTGGCCTGCCACTCAATGGTCGGCGGCAAACCCTTCTCCCGGTAGCACTCACACTGGGAGATTGTCGGCCCGTTTACGGAATCGCGGGCACACGAACCCGTGGCCTTGTTGCAACACCAGCCAACAGGCCGGTCGCAGTACGGGTAGTACGACGGCGGCGACCCAGAGTCATGGTCGGCACAGAGTTGGCCGTACCCCATGAACAGTCCGTACCCCTTGGTCGAGGTGACGGAGGTGGTGCTTTCGCACTCGTCGCACTTTAGCTGCGTGCAGGTGTGTCGACCGCAGCAGCAGGCTCCCTTGCAGCAGTTGCAAGAGTGGGTAGGGCATGACATGGGGGGGTGCTCCTACCCTACCAATGTCCCCAAAGCCTCAATCCGCAAGCCGGTTTGCGTTTGGTAACGGCGGGGACGGCTTCCGAATCTCCGTCCAGTGCGTGATGCCAAGGAGGGTCTCGCTATTGAGCCCCTCGCCGTCACAGGACGCACCGTAGGACTGCCATGTACCCCAGTATTCGCCAATGACAACGTCAGTGCCGTCGAACACCCAGACGCTATCGCCGTGTTCCGGCAACCTCTCGCCCACCGGAATCCACCGCCGCTCCTCGCGGAGCCGGGCGATCTCCATCGCCATCGATTCCGCGTGACTGACAATGCTTCCTGCCTCGTCGTCGGGCCAGTGCGGCGTGATACCGCATCGCTCCCAGGCTGACTCGACGGCGATGTCCTCGGCAACGCGGGACTGGATGTGTCCGTCGGCGTTTTTGCGGAGCCGGGCGATCTCGGCGGCCGCCCATTGAATTACGGGGTTATCCATCGACTTTGCAATTGATTGAAGGGTCTTGAGATTGTCACTCACTTTTCACCTCCTTCACCCCGCAACACGCGCCGCAGAGTCTTCTCGCGCGTTGCCTTGCCTTCCAACTGCTCCAACCGCTCACGCAACACCGAAACTTGCCCTCGCAGCCGCCAGATTTCCGTCACCAGCGGGTCGGTGTCTGTCAGCCAGCCGATGAGCCAGACGGTAGTGATGAACGACGCAGGGCACACCACAGAGACCATCAAAACCTGCCACCACGACGGCTCACTCACGCCCCACCTCCAAATCCTTTTTTCGTTATCGCTCACTTTTCCTCCACGGCATGGTGTTCAGCCACCGAAGCGGCATCGTTCCACCGCCGCCGTGTAATTTCCCGTCATGGACGACGAACGTAACCCAGACGCGCTTTTCACCAGACGGCGGCACAGGGTGATGCGGCACCAAAACCTCTACGACCGACCACTCTGGCAGCGGCGGCGGCAGCGATGGACGTTGATCGACGAACGCCAGCAGCACAGCAGTCAGCAGAGTTTTCACTGCGCCACCTCCACGCCCGCAGCGACAAGGGCTGCGAGAACGTCGGCGGCATCGAACGCGTCCACGCGATCTCCGTGGCAGTCGAAGTAATTCAGATGTCTGACAAGTCGCACCTCCGGCGGCGTCGAGCGGGCGAGGAGGTTGCTAAGTGCGGCCAGATAACGCCTGTCGGTGTCATCGCCAAGCGTAGAATCGCACTCCACCTGCCAGAACTCGCGGCTGGCCTCGACAGCCTCCCGCTCCTCATTTGTCAGCCACCCGCGAGGCTGCGGAGGTGAGCGGTAGAGGGGGACGACGGTGCCGCCAAGCTTTTCTGCAATGTCTCCTGCTTCGTTGCGAAAAAGTAGATGCGTGACGCTATCCACGTTCCCGTCTCGCACTATGCCCCAAGCATCCGGCTCCTGCTCCCCGCCGCTCGCGGCCTCAACTTCCGCCACACGGCTGGCAAGCCCGCCGACAGATATGTTCGCCTCGTCAACGTCAACCATGCGTGCGAACCACTCGCGCGACGGCATCCGCATGGGCTTCTTTTCCCCGCCGCCGCTCGCGGCCTCCAGTTCGGCCACGCGCTTCCGCAGTCCGTCAGCGGCGTCGAGGGCAGCGTTGCGTTGTGCCAAGAGCCTCGTGCCGCTCTCCTCCGACCGCAGCCACGATTTCCGCAATTCGTCTCGCTCGCGGATCGCGGCGTCACGCTCGTCAAAAGCCTCGTCTCTCTGGACAATGAAATCGTTGATCCCGCTGGCGTCTCGGGCCTCTTCCAGAGCGGTGTCAAATCGCTTGCGGGCTTCCTCCAGTT